AGAAGTCAGAGGGTTTCTATATTAGAAACATTTCTACTGCAGGTTTCATGGTAGCCATGCAGGACTTAGCCTCAATATGCAGAGCATACCTCAAGGATAGAGAATACAAGTCTATATCCTTCGGACAGTTCAAGGTTGGCAAGTTACACAACCTAGCTAGAGGTAAGGTTGGTAGAAAAGGGAAGGTAGCATAAGAGTGGCTACTCGCTGTTACGAATGCAATGGTACGAACCTATGGAGTTTAATGTGGGTTCGTGCCAACCCTTTAGCTATCGTTCTAGAGCCACACTATGACACCGAACCTTATACCAAAGGTATGAATGAGTATCACAGATGTGATGACTGTAATAAACAAGTTCAAGTAAAGGAGATTGAAGATGCTTAACAAAGTTAGCACACTTCCAAATCGTAGTACATACCCTAAACCCTTTTGGGTTGTAGGTATATCTATTGACGGAAACAAAGGTAAAGTAAATGTACATCCACAGGCATTAGAAAAGAGTGGATACAATTATGCTATTGACCATGCCATTGATATGGCAAGGGCAGTATATCCAAAATCAAGAATAGAATTTTTATTTATAGAGGAGTATTAATATGAAGATACATAGAGTAGTAACAATGCTAGGTGCTACAACTACCACAGGTAGACTAGCTAGTGATATGTATGACTTGAATGACAAGACATACTATTCAGAAGCAGAAGGTAGAGATATACCTATCTCACACATGGACTTTCAACATATGGTCAGAGCATTTGTTAAACAAAATGAGGAAACAGACAATGACTTTAGTAGGTCAATGAAGTTACGTAATCATTTACAAGAAGAAAATGAAAATCTTGAAATGAAGAATGAGAAGCTGAAAGAAAACTTGCAGAAGCAAGAAGATAACTTACTATATCTTACGAGCAAGATTGAAAACATGAAAGGTATCATTGAGGAGAAAGATGATTTGTTAGATAAACAAACTGCCAATACAGAGTATTGGAAAAACACATACTACAACAATCAACCTCAAGGATGTGGCTATGTGTTCAGCGAGATACCCAATGATGAGTATGGCAAGAAGCTAACAAGAGGTATGAAAGTATATCTTAATAACGAGTCATACTCTATGAGAGTACGTGGACAACACATTAAGCCTGAACTCAAGGGTACAGGTGCAACTTATTGGGGTCAGTCCATAGAACAATCAACACACCTTAGAGTGTACATAGACAAAAAGAAAGGAGCATAATCATGCCATTAGACGGAACACCAAATCTATTTACGTTAACAGAAGAACTTAACTTTGAATTATCCTATGAGGATAGTAAGTTAAGTGGACATAAGTTTGGATTCAATATGAATACAGGCGAAGCCATTAGTCATACAAGAAATACATTCAACTGTGTATCTCATCCTACCTTTTTTAACTCTGTTAAAAATGTTATCATGGATAATAGAGAACCACATGAGTTGCTTAATGCAAAGGTCAAGCAGAAAACCTGTAGGAATAATGCTTGGGCAATGGTAGATATTACATTACCAAATGTAACCTATCGTATATATACAGACAAGCATCATACAGACATCAGCGAAAGGATTATCCTTTTACATGGTGTTGATGGTTCATGTTCTAATGTGGCATTGTTTGGTGGGATAGATATGTACTGCACTAATGGTCAGATTAGGGGTAAGTATGACAAGGTCAAGAAAAAGAATACAAGTGGTTTCAGTATTGAAACATTTGTGAGTGAGTTACAAACTGCTAAAGCAGACTTTGATGCTCATTGTAAGATGCTTCAGATATGGGCAGAGACACCAATCAAAGCCAATGTAAGATTACTTCTTGACAAGATTGTAAAATCTGAGAGAGTATCTAAGAAGATGAATGACCTTGCTAGGCAAGAGATTGCAAAGCGAGGTAAGAATATGTATGCTTTGTATTCTGCATTCACTAACTACGCATCTTATGCAGATGGTAGAAATGGATTTGCCTTGAAGAATACAGGCAATGACACAAGGGGAGAATCTATGTGGAAGCGAGAGCAACAAGTATCTCAATGGATAGATTCCAAACCTTTCCAAGATTTATTGGTGGCTTAGATGTTACCAAATAATAATGATGCAATAGTAATTTTAATTGTGACAGGAATACTTGCAGTATTCTTTTCATGCTACATAGGAGTATAATATGATATGTGCTAGTTTATTTAATGGGTGTGGTGTTGGTGCATTAGCTATGCTACGTGCTAACATACCTATCACTAAGTTTTACTATTCAGAAATAGATAAATATGCCAATATAGTTATGAAGGAGAACTTCCCTAATGCTATACCTATTGGCGATGTAACCAAAGTTAATGCAGATAGTTTCAATGGCGATAACGTAGATATTCTAATGGGGGGTTCGCCTTGTCAGGGATTTTCTATGGCAGGACATCAGCTTAACTTTGATGACCCTCGTAGTAAGTTATTCTTTGACTTCATACGTGTACGAGATGAGATGATGCCTAACTATGTATTACTAGAGAATGTTCGTATGTCTAAGAAGTCACAAGATATTATATCTAAGTACATGGGGTTTGAGCCACAGGCTAAGAACTCTAAGTATCTTAGTGGTCAGAATAGATACAGACTATATTGGTTTGGCAGAAAGATATTAGACCCATTGTGTAGTGGTAAGTATGAACAGATACCTATACCACCTATGATTGACAAGGGTATCACTATGCAAGATATCCTAGAGGATGGCTATGCTACAGATGAGATGACTAGTGGTGGCAAGTCTCATTGTCTTACTGCTAGATACAATGGTGCAGTATGGTGGAATAGTATTGAACGTAAACAACGTACTATGGTACTCAAGGATAACCCTACCATGTCTAAAGACGGATTGATTAGGGTTGGTACTGCTGACCTCAAAGGGCATGACTCTATCAAGCGAGTGTATGCACAAGAAGGCAAAGCACCTACCTTGACCACCATGCAAGGTGGACACAGAGAACCAAAGGTTGCTATTGGTAGGATTGTTAATCGTAGATTAGATGAACATGGTACTAGGAAAGATAACCAACTAGACCTACCATTTACTAGACAACTAGAGGTACGAGCAGATGACAAGTCTAACTGTCTTACTACTGTGCAGAAAGATAACGTGGTAGTATCAAAAGATATGTGGCGAAAGCTGACACCCCTAGAGTGTGAGAGATTGCAGACATTACCTGACAACTATACTAGTGCAGTATCCAATAGTCAGCGATACAAGATGATTGGTAATGGGTGGACAGTTGATGTGATTGCACATATACTCAAGGGTATACAGTTAGGCGAGTGGCATGAAATGTATAACAACAATAAGGAGATGGTATAATGAAAAGATACTACGTAGAACTAAAACGAAACCTAAAAGAAAAAGACAGTATTAGTTTTTATATGATGGCATATAACAGAACTCAAATAATGGATATGTTTGTAGATGAATACTATATTGTTGCAACAGATATAACAGAATAGGAGATGATATAATGGCTATAAGTTCACACGAAGAATACTACAAGCAGTTAGAAGGATTCAAGATAAAGAAATTCTTAGGCGAAGATGCAGAAGGATTCCCTGAGTTCATACTAACTAAACCTAAGTATGAAGACGTTAAGATAGCAGTAAGTGCCGACCCTGAAGGTAACTATGGTGGGTTCTTATTTATAATGGATACAAAGGAGACAACATGACTAAGTTAGAAGAAGCTATGTATAAAGCACATAAAGAATCTCAACCTGTAGGGTTAGATGTATGGCTAGAAACAGGGGTGCATATAAAAGGGTATGTAGTCTTTGATGCTAAAGCTAAACAAGAAGCTAAGAAGAAACTAATTGACATGATTCAAAATGATGAGTGTGATTTTCATTGGGAGCAGTTGTATGACTAAGAAAAAAGATACAAGGCGAGATGCATGGAACTTTGATTACTTAGGATTGAAAGCCTATGGTACACCTACACCTAGGAAGTATCACGATTGGGTGTACATGGCAGATGACCAAATGAATAAGGTGTTGAAGACAGTTATTGTATTGGTGTATGCCTATGGTTTCTTTGTAGCGATAACAGATATATGGGAGAATCTATAATGACTAAGGTAGTATATGATACATGGCAATCTGTAATGAACCATGAACGTAATCCGTTGCGGCACATACCTGATTTAAACACTAGACATATGGTTATGCAAGTGTTAGCATGGATGTGGTGCATAATATTCTCTATGTACTTTAGTAGTATGTGGATGTTTGGTATAACTGCAGTTGCTCACATATTTTTATTGGGTGCTATAGCTGTAACTGTAGCTACGTTTGAAACTGCAAAGAGAAAGCCTACATTTTTTATAAAGAAAGGCTATCATACACCAAGCAGAAGTAGATATATGTATTACAAAGGCAAGAGAATTAAGTATGACGATAATGATATAGGTGGAGAACATGAATAGAAAGGAGATATAAAATGTGGCATAGAATAACAGACTTTTTTAATGTAGAGTATCACAAAAAATATGGGGAAGGTACGAAATTCGACCTTGACTATGGTAAGCTACTAATTATAGGACTATGTATTTACATAGCAATAAAGGTATCTTAGTGAACATAAATGACCTAACAAATAAATACTATTTGTCTAACGATTTCAATGTGTTAGCTGATAAAACTAAACATGATTATCAATATTGTGTGAGTGTTTTATTGGACACAAAAGTTGATGGCAAAAGTGTGGCAGAAATATGTCTTACCAAACTGTCAGGTGCGATAGCACGAAGAGCATACGAAGTATGGCTTGGTCGTGGCGTGTACTTGGCGAATGCAGTCACAGCAGTGGCACGTAAGATGTATTCCTTTGGGATGGAGATGGGGTATGTTGAAAGCAACCCTTTCTCCACCTTCAAACGTAAATCTGCCCATGCTAGGAAGACTGTGTGGACAAAAGAACAGGTTAGGAAATTTCTTAACTATTGTTATGAAGATTTTAGGTACAGAAACTTGGGATTGATAGTACAAATGGCATACGAATGGTGTCAAAGGGTGGGAGATATGAGAGTTTTACAGTTCTCAAGCATAGATTTTGACAAAGGTGTGTTAAATTTGCAACAGTCAAAGAGAAGAAGCATAGTACACCTGCCAATTTCTCTTGACTTATTGGAAATGCTTACACAACAACGAAAAGACTATGACTTTCAACCCTATGTTGCACCATATCCAACACCTATGAAGGGTGTTTATAGTCCATATGCTATCCAAAGACTGTCAAAAGTAGCTAGACAAGTAATAAAACTGTCAGGATTGCCTGATGACTTACGAATATCTGACTTACGAAGGACAGGCACGACTGAAATGGTAGATGCAGGTGTTCCTATGGGTCAGATTATGTCTGTCACAGGTCATGCAAACCCACAGTCAGTCAAACCTTACATGAAAAATACGTATGCTAGTGCAGAAAGTGCCTTGACATTACGTACTAATTACATTAAGAGTATATAATATGAATATATATAATTACATAAGTGATTTACATTTAAGTGTAGGAGAAACTAAAAGGATTAACTGTCCTAGTTGTAATGGTTATAAAACATTTACTGTAACCAACAACATGGGAAGGTTAGTTTGGAACTGCTACAAATCTTCTTGTCCTGTATCAGGAACTAAGAAGATAAACTTATCTGTAGATGATATTAGGAACTCCGTATCTGATATCAAGAAAGCTGATACTGACTTTGCCTTGCCTGAGTATGTGGTTCATCACTCCCACAGGAGAGAAGTTAGAAACTTTGCTGAAGAATACGGATTGAATTATGAAGAGATACCACTTTACTATGATGTAAAAGAGAATAGAGTTGTATTTCCTGTCAAGAAAGACGGACTAATTGTAGATGCAGTTGGTCGGTCTGTGGGATTTCGTCTGCCCAAATGGAAAAGATATGGAAATAGTGACTTGCCTTTTACGTATGGTCATGGTAGAGTGGCTGTAGTTGTTGAGGATTGTGTAAGTGCATCTGTTGTAGGCAATGGTGTTTATGTAGGGGTAGCTGTGTTGGGAACATCATTAAGCGATTCACACAAGAGATACCTATCACAATTCTCAACTGCTATCATAGCCTTAGACCCTGATGCAATGCCCAAAACACTAGCCTTTGCAAAAGAACTACGAGGATATGTAAATGACGTAAAAGTATTGAGACTGAAAGATGACTTGAAGTACGCAGAAGAAGAGGATATAAATAACTTATACAAACTAACCCCAAAGGAGAACCAACATGGAACTATCACTACTACGTAGCCTAATGAATAGAGACTTCTATGAAGACCATAGAGGTGCTAGGTGTCCTGATAGATTGTTTAGCAAAGATGCTAGGACTATCAAGCACACCATAGACAAAGCAATGAGAAAGTATGACAGGGATGTAACCCCTGATGAGTTAGAGGCTCTGTTCTTGTCAAGCAATCCTGCTATGACAACTGCACAGAAGCATGGATACTCTGCATTGTTTAATGACATTAAAAGGCAGAAGCCTATGGGAGCAGACATAGCACAGGATGTGTTAGCGAAACTGTTCCAACAAGTTATTGGGGAAGATGTAGCCAATCTTGGCTTTGACTTTGTCAATGGTACACAGACTAGTATGAAACCATTACGTGATTTGTTAGACAAATACAATGATGACTTCACTCCTGAGATGAAGATAGAATGGGATGATATATCGTTTGATACCTTGATGGCTAAACAGAGTCAGCAGACAAGGTGGTCATTTAATCTACCTGAGTTAGCTAGGAAGGTTGAAGGTGTCAATGGTGGCTATCTAGTAGAGGTAGGTGCTAGACCTAATACAGGTAAGACTAGCTTCCATGCATCTCTACTTGTAGGAGATAATGGCTTTGCTAGACAGGGTGCTAAGTGTGTAGTCTTGTGTAACGAAGAGTCTTATGATAGAGTAGGGTTTAGATATCTGACTGCTTCATCCAACATGGATAAGTATCAGATAAAAGATAATCCTTCAGAAGCTAGGAGTAGATACAAAGTTGTATCACCTTATATAAATATAAAGGATGTGACAGGAGAGGACATGACATGGGTAGAGAGTATGTGTAAGAGTGTTAAGCCTGATGTCGTAGTGATTGACATGGGAGATAAGTTTGCACGTACTGCAGGATACTCAAGACCTGACGAAGCATTAAAAGCAAATGCGATATATGCAAGACAGATTGCAAAACAATATGATTGTGTTATATT